CGAAGACGAGATCGTTATCGGCGGCTCTCATAAATAGCCGGCCTTGTTCGGCTTTTAACGCGACACTTTGTAGATAGGCGAGAGTATTCGTACCGGCGGAGATCGCATAAGCTCCGAGAGTTGTAACCGGAGTCGACGTAAGATCTCGATTCGCTCCGAAGCCGACCTCGGGTCGGTCAAGAATCGCCGTTATTCGAGCGGTCGAAGTTTCTACGCTAGGCGTAAACGCGGAAAGTGTTGTCTGGGCGAGAAGATAAAGGTCGTCGTATCCTGATATCGTCGCGAAGTTTTGCTCCCCGTATTCGTAATCGTATCCAGCTACTCGGCCCTGAAAGATATACGTTCCGTTCCGAGATACGCGTATCTTACGGAGCGGTGAAAGGCCGGGCATATCTGCCGAGACATTAAAGAACGCGGAATCTTCGTTATAGGGATCGAGATCGCGGTTCGCGTTGTCTCGAAGTAATACGCTAATCGTTCCGGCTGGGAATTGGTCTATCGGGCTTCGACGTCCTCGGAAGATCCGAACCGTCGTCGCAAGATCGGAAACGTCCGTAAAGGTTGTCGTACCCGTTAAGACGTACTCCGTCGATCCGAGGACGCCTCGAGTCGCGTCTCCAAGTGTGAAGCCGTCCTCGATCTCTCCGGTATCCAGCTCTACGGTGTAGACGCCTCCGGTAATTAGTGTCGATCCCATTAGTTCGAGATAGTGATATCTATCGGCCCGGTGCGCCGGTTATAAGAGCGAAGCGCGTCTACGATAACGCCGCCGAGACGAGCGTCGGCGACTGCCGCGTTTATGTTGATTTGGTACGTATCGCCTCCGCCCATATCGCCTACGCGATCGAGAGGGACTACTAACTCTGGCCCGGCCTCGCCAATTAGCGCGACTTGAGGACGTGTTACGAGGCCGCCTTCGGCGAGTGCTGGGATCGCATAGCCGGAAGTCTGGAAGTTAAACGCGACGTCTACGTAGAATTGCTCTTTTAGTTTTTGGAGTTGCTTCGCGTTAAGTTTCTGGGAGGTGAGCTTTATCGTGTAAGACTTTAAGGTCGCCTCCACGCCGGCGAGAAGCTCCGTAGCGGCGTTAACGCCTTCTTGCTTAAATTGTTTCGCGGCGGCCTGTCCGGCGGCTTTCGCGGCGGCTTCGAGATCGGTTCCAAGTTTGTTAGCGAGTAGGACGTTCTCGTTTGCTTTAAGTAGTTCGTCGGCGATCGCGGTTCCGGTTTGTGCGCCGGCGTCAATGACCTGTTGGAGAGCTGGCCCGGTAAGTCCAGCGGCGACGAGCTGTTGGATTCGTTCCGCGAAGACTTGTCCGCGGTCGGCTTGTTTACGGAGCTCGTCGAGGAACTTAGTTCCGCCTTCTTTAGCGTCGTCGTAGGCCGCGCCGTAGTCGAGCTTATTTAGCGAGTCGGCAATACCGGCGGCGTAATCGTCGAAGGCTTTCTTTGCGGAGTCGAGTTCGCTTTGCGCTGCTTCGAGTGCTTTCGGGAGCATTTCGCCGAGCTCTTTACGAAGTGCGGCGGCTCGTTTCTCGGCGTCGGTTAATCCTTTACTACCGGTCGCTCCGGAGAAGTCGTTTACGGCTCCGGCGGTCGTTTCGAGTTCGATTCCTAACGAGCGAGCAAGGTCGGTGAGTCGGTTCGTTTCGGCTCCGAGTGCGGCTTCTTTGTTTCGAGCTATGTCGAAGTCTGTTTGCAAGTTTCGGATTATGCCTTGCTGGAGCTCGAACGCGATACGGGCGTCGTCGGCGGCTTTCTTTGTTTCGCCGGGGCTTGCGACTCGTAGTTCGGTTCCGGCGACGGTGTTTATTACGCCGAGGACGAGGTTCGCGGCGAGTCCGATAAGGCTTAAAGACTGAGTCGCTTTGTTAGCCATATCGGCGAACGAAGCCGAAACGGATAGACCGAAGAGCTTTACGTATGCGCCGGTAATACCCATATTCGAGACGAACGCGTCGAGGGATCCTTTAATACCTTTCTTTCCGAACGCGTCGATCGCGGCTTGTACGGCGTTAGGGAACTTCGCCATCGAGTCCTGGAAGTAATCATTTTCGAGGATCGCGTAACCGATCGACTCGACGGCTTCACCTATAACGATTCGTAGTCTGCTCATCTGTCCGGAGAACGTGTTAGCCGCGACCGTGGACGCTCCTCCGAATTGTTTCGCGAGCACTTCTTGAGCGGCGGCGAAGTCTTTCGTCTTGATAATGTTTTCGTCTAACGGAATACCGAGCTTCGTAAACGCTCCGAGGTTTCCGTTCGTGGCCTTAGCAAGCGCTAAAGAGATTCCTTCGAGAGACTTCCCAGAGCCGGCGGAGATATCGAGTCCGAGTTGGAGTAGTTCTTGCGCTTGCGTAAGATCGCCAGTCGCGCGAGTAAGTGTCGCTAGAGCCGGACGAAGCTCGTCGTCGGCGATTCCGGTCGCCCTTTGTGTAACGTCGACGAATTGCTCCATCGCGAGAATCTGGGCGCTCGTCGCGTCGGTCGTTTTGCGTAATTGGTCGGCGAGTAACGCTTGCGCTTTTTGATCTTCCGCGGCGGCCTTGACGGCTGCTCCGAGTCCAGCTACTGCGCCGGCTCCAATAGCGGCAAACCCGAGAGCTAGTTTTTTGGCGTTATCGGAAACGGCTTTACCGAACTTGGCGAGATCGGAGTCGGCTCCTTGTAACGATTTACGGAGCGGCCCGGCGTTGCCGGCGACGGTGACGGTTATCGGTTTAGCCATTAGTAAGATCGTACTTTCTTCCGAGTTCGTCGATCGCGTTATTGTAGACCGATATTACTTCTCCGATTCGTTGGTCAAGTGCTTCATAGATAAACGGTTGGGGCTTGATATTTCGGGAAGGCCAGCCGAAGTGGATCGGGCCGGCGTACTCGACTTTCGCGTTACCGACTCGAACCTTGCCAGACTTGTTAGTAGCGAGCGGTCTCATAGTCGACTGGAGAGTTCCGGTTCGTATTGGGATCGTATAGTTTGCGGCTTGGATAACTACTTTTGCGGCGGCAAGGTTCGCCGGCTTAAAGGCCGTCTTCGTTTCGTCGCCGTATTTTTTTAAGGCTTTTCGTACTTCTTTTAAGCCGGTTAACTTGAGCGTCGTCGTCGCGTCTTTGCTTACCCTGTATCCGTATTTACCGGAACCTCCTCGAAGAAACTCCGGGGAAGCTTCGTCGAGCTCTGGGATTCGGAACTCGATCGCCATTATTTAATCCTCCGTCGAGATCTTTCCGCACGTTTTACGAGTTGATAATAGAGCTCGTCTAAGAAGATCGGCGGCGTATCGAGTAGATCGCGGATCGACTGTCCAGTCTCGAGGCTCATAAGAACGAGCGTCTCGACGATCCCGTCTACTCGTCGGCTTTTGGGAACTCTACGCTTACGTGGGCGAGTTCTTTTTTATAGTTCTCGTACGTTTTTACGACTGCTCCGGAATCTTTTTCGGCGAGCCACGCGAGATAGTAAAGGTTGCTCATTCTCGAATTGGCTTCGGAGAACGCGGAGACGAGTCCCATCTTTACGAACTCCTCGAAGTCGGAGATCGCCGTCGGATAGACGTCGTAGGTATTGACTGATCCGTCGCGTTTCTCGACGGTTACGCGAATCCGAAACACTTTACGCGGTTACTTCGGTATAAGTGCCGCCGACCCATTCGCACGTGATCGTACTAAGCTCTCCGGCGGACGCGTTGTAGACGTCAATACCGGGTAAGAATGTCCCCGTTAAAGTTTGCGTCGGATTTGTGGCCGAGGCCGCGCCGCTTGCCGGCTTAATTGTGATCGTTGTCGTAGCGCCGATGAGGCTTTTTAATGTGGCGTAAGGCTCCGCGCTGGCGTAGCTCATCATAAAGGTTATTGAGCAAGAGTTGTTCTCGAGACCTTGTCCGAACGAGTGCGCCGAACTTGCGATCGTGTCGGTAACGAGCGCGTCGACTTCGTAGCGCATTGTCGCGCTCTGGACTTGATCGGATAAGTCGACCGAGTTCACGGTTACGACAGAGGTACGGGGAACGAATATCGCGGTAGCCATTAGTTTAGACCTTTCGGGTTTTCTTCTTCTTCTTCGGAAACTTTAGCGCTTTTAGGTGCTTTAGTGGTGGACGGTTTTATATGTCCAGCGGCAAGAAGAGAGACGACGTTTACTCCGTCCTCGAGAAGCTGGATATCGGTAACTATTGAGCCTTGCTCATAGCTCGGCAGTCTGCCGGAGACGACTTCGTATTTGTTCATTATCCGTATAGCTCCATCTGGAAACGGTACGCGAGCATTTCCACGCCGCTAACTGTAGCCGATAACGGGTTCGCCGACTGTAATATCGAGCCGGCAAGACTGCCTCCGAACGTCGGATCGTTTTGTAGAGCGGTACGGATAGAGCCGGCTCCGGTTCCAGCGAGGTAAGCGTCTAGTTTGTCTTGGGCGCTTCGTTCGTTCATACGGCCCACGATTACGGAGATATCTATCGAGGCTTGATCGAGGGACGCTTTCGGTAGTACGAGATCCCAATTAAACGAGAGCTGTCCTACGATCGCGCCGGGAGGGACTAGAGAGTCTGGGATCGTGTCGTAACATCGGAGATTCGGGACACTTTGTAGAGCCGTTTTTATTGCGTCTCGTACGGTGGACGGTGTCATTATGCGAGGATCTCTCGACGATAAGCGCGAACGATCGAGCCGATATCGCGGCCTAATGGCCCCATTCTTACGACGCCAAGTTCGGATAGTCCGACGACTCCGCCGATCGACTGGGCTCGTTTCACGTAGTCCGATGTAAGGATTAAACAAGCCTCGACGATGTCGTCTGGCGGTATGCCTTCGTACCAACCCCATCGAGCGGTAACTTCGACG